AACTATATAACTATGAAAACATTTAGAAAATACTCTTTTGGCTCTAAAGGAGCAGCCACTACAAAGATTAACGCTTTAGGCGTAGATGAGGAAGGTAACCCAACACACTCTCACGCTATCGTACATCTTGGACACTTGGTAGAAACCGAAGGTACATACGATGAGGAAGGAAACGAACTCACCGCACCTGTACTATCTTCTACCTACCATATTGATGTGCTATGGGATGGTGAGCCTGTGGCTGATTGGGATCAACAAATGGTTTGGTGTCCGCCTATGGGTGTTCATACTTTTGGAAGCAGTTCGGCTATTCGTGAGTGGACTGAAAAGTGTAAGGAGTTGCATCCTGAATACTTCCCAGAGCCTGAAGAAGATTTGATCTAATGGAAGACAAAAACTACATTCCCTCAAGAACCTCTCCGAAGAACAGTCGGAGGGGTTGCTTGTGTTGGGACACTAACACTTATTCAAGAGAATGTTGTGATGGTTCTGTCCGAGCTCAAGGCGTAGGTTCAATCTATTTAACAGATGAAGAATGAAGTTAAGCGACAATTTAAGCCTTGCCGAAGCGACAAAATCTGTGACTGCTTTACGCAATGGGATTGCGAATACACCAACCGCAACGCATCTAATTGCTTTGAAGGAAGTAGCCAAGAATATCTTTCAGCCTTGTCGCAATCATTTTGGGAAACCGTTAGCGGTTACCTCTGGTTACCGAAGCGAGGCATTGAACGATTTAATCGGTGGATCAAAAAGGTCGCAGCATTGCAAAGGGGAGGCTTTAGACCTTGATGCACAAGTGTACGGAGGGTTCACCAATCGTGAGCTTTTCTTGTTTATTAAAGACCACCTAACCTTTGACCAACTCATAGGGGAGTTTCCTGATGATATGGGAGAGTTTGCGTGGGTACATTGTAGTTACAAAGCCGAAGGTAATAGAGGTGAGGTATTGGTAGCATATAAAGAAAACGGAAAGACACGATACAAGAAATGGTAAAGCGTTGCTTAAACAATCTAAAGGAGATATTCCTCTATGCCGATAGTCAGCCTACGGAAATAATGTTGGGGATGTTAAACTTCATCTTATTACTCCCTGCGACTATTATAGAATTAGGTTGGATGCCTGTATATCAAATCTATGGTTTATTGGTAGGAGGGTTTCAACTCTTTGCCGTTGCTCGGCAAGACATACATTTAAGGAAGACCGCTTCACTACTCTCATTTACAGTCTTTAGCACAACAGTAACATTTTACGCTTTGAGTGGTTATCTTAATAACTCTGCTTCCCATTGGGGATGGGTAGTATTATGGCTATCCTCATTGAGTAGTGTAAAGCGAGTACATAGCGAATTTTGGCATAGACAATGGAACAACAAGGCGTAATCATAGCGGTAGTAGCCGCACTAACCTCTGGAGCAGCGTGGAAGTTTTGGGAGGCAAGACTTAAATCAAAGCAACAGGAGAGGGAGATGGATCGTGAAGAGGACTTTGCCTATCGTGATGACCTTAAACATCGTGTACAACGATTGGAGGATTTGCTTACTGAAAGCAATGAAAAGGTATTGGCATTGACTGCTGAAGTACACGCTCTACGAACAGAGGTACACTTCCTAACTAAAGAAAACGAAAGACTAAAGAACATACGATGAACGACACGGACTTCGGATTCTCAAATGACTTTGAGGACTTTGTGAATGAACTCACCCAAGACACGGCAAACGACAAGGCTTGTAGCATAGACAACCCTGAATGTGAGGCTTGTGGTTCGTAAGTGGTGTGTAACTGAACCAAAGGAATGTACCTGTAAAAAGAATTGTAATGAACCCACTACTAAACAAAATACTCGGAAAGAGCGCAAAGGAGACCATAGAAGCCGTTTCTAATGTCGTAGATAGGTATGTATCCACTCCAGAGGAGAAAGAGGCTATAAGAGCCTCTATTGAAGCCGAGATAAGCAGTAGATGGAAATCCGATATGACATCGGACTCTTGGTTGAGTAAGAATGTAAGACCTCTTACCTTAATTGTCGTAATAGCATTCTTGGTGTTTATGACCTTCTTTGATGGATTAGGTTGGGTAGATGTCAACGATAGTTGGATCAGCCTATGGAATATGTTGAGTGTAACGGTAGTAGGTGGATACTTTGCGGTACGCACTATTGACAAGAGAGGTAATGTTAAGTAGTCGTTGATAACATACAGGTGTTTAAGTTGGTGGGGTAACCCACCTTTCTTTTTTTATATCTATATATTATATATAAAGAGATATAGTATATATATAGAGACCTATAGGTCTCTTATTATATATATATAGATATATTTATATATAGAGGCAGTAGCCTCTTTTTTTTGTCTCTATGTTGTATGTAAATAATTTTGTGTACATTCGTATCAAATCAAAACAACTATGAAAACAGAAATCAACTCAAGTCAAAAGTCTTATTTAGTTAGTCTAAAGAAAGAATTAAGTAATTTAGAGCTTTTAGGAAAAAGTAATTCACATCAATGGTGGTCTATTGTTGAGTCCATTGATGCAATAGAAAATAACCTTTAATACTGAACAACTATGTCAGTTAAAGACCAATACATTGATTTATGTGAGGCTCGTGTAGAGGCACTCGCAAACGAAGTAAGACTCTTGAGAGAGTTTATTATTAGAGACTATTCTCTAAAAGGAATTAGTGCTGAATCAGCAATGAACTTGTTTAAAGCGTTTAAGGAAAGTAATGAAACCGAAATATAATATCTCCGAATATCCAGAAGAATATGAAATCAACAAAATCACCTTACGAGACCACTTTTACCTCCACTTCGGATTCTACGATGACAGGCGGTTACAATACAGGGGCAACTCCGCCCAACTCTCAAAGTACCATCAAACGGAAGTTGACACCAAGTTACTATTCAGGTAAGTACAAGCAGATAGAAGCCTTTGATGTTTGTATGGACTTTCAAAGAGATAACTACAACTTGGGTGTAGCCATTGCTTATCTCCTACGAGCAGGTAAGAAAGAGGGCAACCCTATTGAGCAGGATATCCAAAAGGCTATAAATCATTTAGAGAAAGAATTAGAATACATCGCTTATGAACAATACCTTGAGACTTCTGCTGAAATTGCCAAAAACTATAAGTCTAAATAGTCTATATGCAGGTAAGCATTGGACATATCGTAAAAAAATTAAAGATGGCTATAAAAAAATCGTTGAAGAAGAATTGGCTCGTTATGACCACCATTGTGCAGAGGGCTGCACTATCAGTATTAGGTACAATACTCGTGCCGATGTGGACAATAATGTACTTGTCTCAAAGTTTGTTGCTGATACTCTCGTTGCTAACGGATGGATTCCTGATGACAGTCCTAAATACTATCACAAGCTCACTATCCGTTATGACAAGGATGTTGAAAGGAATTATTGTGAAGTTGAAGTTGAACTCATAAATCCTGTATTAAGTGAAGATAAACCAACTTGATTTGTTCTCTGGTATTGGTGGTTTCCACTTGGGCTTTGAACGAGCAGGATACGAAGTCACCTCTTACTTTAGTGAGGTAGACAAACACGCAATAGCAGTATATAAACATCAATTTAAGAATAGCACCTATGTCGGATCAGTTACAGATGTTCGGGGAGCAGACCTCCCAAGAATTGACCTTATCACCTTTGGAAGTCCTTGCCAAGACTTTAGTCAAGCTGGAAGTCGCAGGGGTCTCACAGGAGACCGAAGCAGTCTTATCGCTGAAGCAATACGGCTTATCGGAGAATGTAGACCAAGAGTTTTTATTTGGGAAAATGTTAAAGGAGCATTCTCCTCAAATGATGGGGCAGACTTTGCGGCAATCCTCCAAGCCTTTGTTGACATTGGGGGCTATAGACTTGAATGGCAACTGCTTAATACATCGTGGTTTCTACCCCAAAATAGAGAGCGGATATACCTTGTCGGACATCTTGCAGAAGCCAGAGGAGATTGGGGAGGAGTATTTCCTATCACAACAGGCACAGGAAAGGATATTGGCGTACAGAGACACCACGCAAGAGCAAATACCCTCACCGCAAGATACACAGGAAACGCCAACGGCTCGTTCATTGGTGAATGTAAACAGCCTACACAAAAAGTAAAAATTACAGATAAGAGAGGTAATGAGCGTGATACAGATAAAGCCTCTACTCTTGTGGCAGGTTATTATAAGTTACCAAGCGATGCAGACTACATTAAAGTAAAGTCAGCAACCTCTACAGGATACGATGTAGCAACTGAAGGAGACTCTATCAATCTCACGGCTATCAACTCTACAACGAGAAGAGGAAGAGTAGGTAAGCAACAAGCTCAAACACTTGATACTTTATGTGAACAAGCGGTAGTCACTCCTAAAATCATAGGATACTCAAGAGATGCTAAAGGGAAGGTAACGGATCGCCACTTGAAAGATGAGGCAGGAACTATCCATACAGGTAGTGGTGGAGGTGGCAACACCGACCAATTTGTGAATCAACCCACAACTTGTAGGGGTGGTTTGCAAAAGAATGCAGCACAATTTGAAGAGAAAAGCCCAGCTCTTACTTCTGCTATGGGTATGGGAGGAGGACACACACCAATAGTAGACCAACCTAACTACCGCATCCGTAGACTAACACCTATAGAGTGCGAGAGGCTACAAGGTTTTCCAGACAACCATACCTCTAAAGGCATCTATGATGGCGAGATCAAAGAGATGAGCAACACCCAACGCTACAAGCAATGTGGCAACGCAGTAACCGTAGATGTAGTACAAGCAATTGCAGAAAGATTACATCCAATGTTTGAGCAATAAACATTTTTATTAACTTTGAACTATTAACTAAATTTAAATACGATGACTAAAACATCTATTGTCAAGGACATTAAGTCCGCAGGAGAGCCTTATCAGGGGCAGTATGGAACACTTTATGGGTTCTATGTAACATTTGAGAACGGAGATAATGGGAAGTACAATTCCAAAGACCCGAATCAAAACAAGTTCGTAGTAGGACAAGAGGCTACTTACGAATACATTCCAAGAGAGTACAACGGCAAGACCTACTACACGGTCAAGCCTGTTAACCCTCAATATGCAAATAATGCACCTACCACTTCTGGAGGTTCAACCACCTCAAAGGATGAGAGCATTATTAGACAAACCGCATTAAAAGCAGCAGCCGAGTTGGGAGGTACGCCTCAACAAGTCATTGCGAATGCACAGACCTTTGCTGATTGGGTAATGAAGAAGGGCGCAGCCCAAGCCCAAGCAACTCATCAGCAACACTTTCAAGGGCGTGAGGAATCACAACCTGTAGACCAAGATGGTTTACCATTCTAAAGATGTATATTAGGGGAGGGCATTGCCCTCCCTTTTTAACTTAAACACTCTATGTCAAAAATATCTTATGCCGATGTGTTCGGTAAACTTGATGATGTGCGAAACGGCAAAGTCAAGGAAGGGCTAAAGTTCGGTCAATGGAACTTGGATGCCCACTTTCGTTTCAAGCGAGGAAACTTTAATGTGATACTTGGACACGCCAATGTCGGGAAGACATCCGTAACCTTGTATATGATGCTCCTCCAATCTATAGTCAACGACATCCGATGGTTGGTATTTAGTTCCGAGAACACGCCTGTATCGTTGGTAAAGAAAATATCGGAGTTCTTCTTGGGTAAGCCCATCAACAAGATAGAAGAGGATGAGTTCTATATGGCTCAAGACTTAATCCAGAGGTACTTCATCATTATAGACACCGATAAGAAGATGTACACCTATAAGGACTTAATTGAGGAGGCTACTGACATCTATCACCAAGAGGGTTTTGATGGTTTCTTGATTGATCCATACAACTCATTAGTAAAAGACAAGGATATGTTCTCAACTCTTGGAGGTCACGAGTACGACTATGAGGTGGCTACCCATTTTAGACAATGGTCAAAGCAACACGATGTTAGCATCTGGTTAAACACTCACGCAGTAACCTCTGCCTTGCGTATGAAACACGCAGCAGGACACGAGTATGCAGGTCACCCTATACCACCAAGTTCTGCTGATATTGAAGGAGGAGGTAAGTTTGTGAACCGAGCTGATGACTTTGTGGTCATCCATCGTTATATTCAACACCCTACTGAATGGATGTACAACCAAGTACACATAAGAAAGGTAAAGGAGGTAGAGACAGGTGGTAGACCTACTCCTATGGATGAACCAATAAGATTTCGTAGTTTGCCTGATAATGTAGGTTTTGAGATTCACGGAGAAAATCTAATTTGTATGAAGGAGAAGAAACAAAGTAACTTACCTTTTTAAGATGGAAGAGAATTACAATTGGAGGGGAGGAAGTAAGAGCATTGCTCTTCTATGGTTACGCCAGAAGAATAGTGACTTGATGAACATCGCCCACGCTCTAAAGCCACAAGACACGAACAACGGATACGAGATGGACATCTTCATAGACCTATTAAGTATCTATACGGCTATGTCTACTGCTATAGAAATGGTAGAGGATGTACAACATATGGTATGGGATGCGGAAGCAAAGAATAGCGACCTTAAACTAACCATTAGAAAACAAGCTGAACTAATTAAGCAATACGAAAGTAGATTAGATAACCTTAACGAAAATCTAAAATGAGACCAACCGAATTACTATTACAAGAAGAGTACAACGAATACATTAGAATCAACCACATCACTCCATCAAGGCAACATAAGAATGTGATGGCAAGGTTTGCGTTTATGGTTGCGGCACGAGATTTGTTCTCTACATTAGAGATCGCACGAGTAACCAAGAAGAACCACGCTACGGTTATCCACGCAACAAAGTGGCACGACACGAACTTACGATACGATAGAGCCTACCCAAGATTCTACCAAGATGCTTGTGACATCGTTAAGAGATTACAAGGAGGGGATGAGACTTTTGAGCAGAGCCTCGC